CGCATAAATTTGTAGAAAGCGCCCAATACTGGCATGTTGTTAGCCAAAGCTTTGCCGCACACACCGATGGAACGGCGATAGAAGTCGTGCTCCCTCTCAGTTCGAATTGGTTTGAGAGAGCACAAGTCCTTTGAGCAGCATACCCGTGGGTCACGACACATAATATACTTGCGCACACCATCCTCGATGTGGTCCAGTACAGGTGATGTCTGACAGAATACAACTCGTTCAAGAGTGTATACGGGTGCTTCGACTTCCATAACAAAGCCATATTGCAGGAACCAACCTTCTAATCCATTGCTGAATTTAGCGAGGTCAGCCCGATCCATTATGACCATGCAATCGTCACCGTTGTTGGCCAGCTCGGCCTTGATTCCCCTTTCAAGGAGGTAAGTGAACACCAGGGCACACATTATGATTATGTTGCCCAATGATGTGTTAGGGTCGCCGCTCATTCTAGCGCCCTTGACAGTGTAGTCTATCTTGTAGTTGTGTCCGCGATACGTACCTCTATTGATGAGCTGCATGCGCAACATGCGCTTGAGCTCTATCAGGTTCGCACCCGTGTATAGTGATTCATACACTGAGTGTTCGAATTTCAGCATGGGTACTGAAACATGTTTGTCGAATTTACTCGCGTCCAGCCCAACACCAACTGGATCTACAAAGTGCTGCCATTTTGATGCCATGGCATTACCTTGTTCGTAGGCATTCATGCCCTTGAACACTGTCTTCCCACTGCAGGACAACACGTCGATTGCCTTGCAGATCACTTTCTCCACTCTCTTAATATACCTGCCGAGAGCAACCACATACCGAGGAGTACGTGGTTGTATGACTCTCGGGCAAGGGTCCGGTTTCGCAGCTGTAAGTTCGATCTTATCCCCTTTTTGAAAGGCGTCGATCGCTGCGTCCCGTGGTTCCAATGCTCGATTCTGTAGGCTCTGAGCAGCAATTGTATAAGCCAAACGTTTATGACCACGAGCTTGTTCTATGAACTCTTTGGTGCTCAGTGGTGATACTATTTTGACCTTACTGTGTATGTGCTCTACGAACCATGCCAGTTTTTGACGGACATTAACAAGAGGTTGTGGTTTGTCCCCGATCACGCCTCCGCTAATACTAGCTAAGACGCGTTCGACCAGAACTCTCTTGGCATTTTCAAGTGTTAGCGCGTGCACTATGAACTGTGCGCGTGCCATATTTGACGAAAATGCATAAAGTCTACGCTCCCGTTTAGGCCGGGTTTGCCTGCAGTACCTGAGAGACATGCTTCCGCCGATGCCACTAAAACAGTCGGGAAAGTTTGCTTTTGAAGCGTATGCCTCTCTAACCTGCGGACCCCGCTAATGGGAGGAGCGGTGGAGTCGCATGCTATGGGCCTTGCCAGACCCAAAGATGGACTCAAGTGTGCGCATATCTTCCGTCTTTTGAAACAACAGTTCGACAGCGAGCGCTACATCCCGCACAATGTGAGTATT